TCGAAGAGGTCGAGGTACAGGTATGGTCTTTCGTCGTCAAGTCGATCACCATCATGGTTCTAGGCATTGCGTTTGGTGTTCTGTATTTGATTGGTTTTGAGAAGCAAGACCCAGAACTAGCACCTATCGACTCTGTATTCCTCGAAATCTTGAAAGCCATTGCATTCATGGGCGTAGGCACTATGGGCGGTATCTCAGGACGCAAGGCATCGACAGCCATTGCAAAAGCCATTGTGGGAGAAGATGATGCAACTAAGTGAACACTTTAGTCTTGAAGAGGCAACGCACTCTGATACCGCAACCCGTTTGGGGATCAATAACCAGCCTTCGCCACAGCAGTTAGAGAACATGAAGAAGGCTGCTGCTGGAATGGAAGAGGTCAGGAAGTTACTTGGCAAGCCAATCAATGTCAATTCTTGGTTGCGTCTGCCAGAGGTCAATGTCGCTGTGGGTGGATCAAAGGTCAGCTCACACATGGACGGCTGGGCTATCGACTTTACATCTAAGGGCTTTGGCACTCCATTAGAGGTCTGTAAGGCTATTGAGGCAGCAGGTATCAAGTTTGACCAGATGATTCACGAGTATGCGTCGTGGACTCACATCTCCTTTGCGCCTGAGATGCGTGGACAGAAACTCACCATCTTTAGACCGCAAAACAAATATGCAGTCGGCTTGCTGAGTCAAGAGGAATACGCTAAGGCTCTATGACGAACTTCTATCAGCAGCTTCAGACACCAGCCGTACCAGACCTGCCTAATCCGCAGGATAAGTATGACCGTCTGACTGTTGCGCAGACGAATGGTGCTTTGCGCACCTTCTTCTTGAAGTTGACTAATGCCTTGCAGTCTATTGCGTCACCACGGGGTGGTAGGTTTATCAATATGCCTTACGGGGCATTCCAAGACTCAACCGATCAGGTGGCAGCCAATACGACGACTGCCTACGCCATAACCTTTGACACAACAGACTTCAACAATGGCGTAACCTTGTCTAACTCGTCAAGGTTGAATGTGTCTCAGTCTGGAATTTATAACATCCAGTTCAGCGTGCAGTTAGTGAACACGACAAATGCGTCGACTGATATTGACATCTGGTTTCGCAAGAACGGCACAAACATCGACAAGTCAAACTCACGCTTTGGACTAGCACCACGAAAAAGTGAGGGAAACCCATTTCACCTTATCGGTGCAATGAATTTCTTTGTAAGTCTTGACACAAACGACTATGTTGAACTCATGTGGCACACCTCAGATGTTGGTGCATACATCGAGCACTACGCTACCAGCTCCACGCCAACAAGACCAGCAATACCGTCGGTCATTGCGACGGTTACCTTTGTCTCCAATCTTTCAGCATAATTGACCTATGGCACTCGTACCAATCAAAATCCCTGCTGGCGTTTACCGCAACGGTACTGAGTACCAGTCTGCGGGGCGCTGGTATGACTCGAACCTTGTGCGTTGGTTTGAGAACACCTTGAGACCTTGGGGCGGGTGGCGTAAGCGCTCAACCTCACAAATGACTGGTGTCAGCCGTGGAATGCTGACTTGGCGCGATAACTCCAATCTGCGTTGGATCGCTGCTGGAACACCATCAAAGCTCTACGCCATGAATGAGGCTGGAACTCTCAAAGACATTACTCCCACAACCTTTACGACTGGTGATACAGACGCTAGTCTGAAGACGGGTTACGGTTACAGCAACTACGGCTCTTATTCTTATGGTGTGGCGCGTCCAGACTTGGGCGACATCATTCCAGCAACCACTTGGACAATGGATTCTTGGGGCGAGTATCTTGTGGCGTGTTCTAGCAAGGACGGTCAACTCTTGGAGTGGCAGTTAGGCTTTACAACCCCTACAAAGGCTGTTGCCATTACTAACGCGCCAACGAGCTGTGCAGCCGTTATGACTACGGCAGAGCGCTTTGTCTTTGGACTTGGCGCGTCAGGTAATCCACGCAAAGTATCTTGGTGTGACCAAGAAAACAACACAGTCTGGACACCATCCGCAACGAATCAGGCTGGTGACTTTGAACTTAATTCTGTCGGGTCTCTGAAGTGCGGTAAGCGCGTCAGGGGTATCAATCTTCTATTTACAGATGTCGATGTCCACGCTGCTACCTATATTGGTCTGCCTTATGTCTACTCCTTTGAGAAGGCAGGATCAGGTTGTGGCGTGATCTCCTCACAGGCTGTCGCAGCCATTGATACGGCAGCCATTTGGATGTCTAAGTCAGGCTTCTGGGTGTACGACGGCTATGTCAAGCCCTTGGTGTCGGATGTTGGCGACTACATCTTCCAGAACATCAACTACAACCAGTCAAGCAAGGTCTACGCAGTCCACAATAGTAAGTATGGCGAGATCATTTGGTTTTACCCTTCTAGCCAGTCTAACGAGAACGACTCCTATGTCGTCTACAACTACCGCGAAGCGCATTGGGCTATTGGCACTTTGTCTCGTACTGCTGGAACTGACAGGGGTGTCTTTGTCAATCCTTTGATGATTTCGTCAGATGGTTACATCTACGAGCACGAGGTTGGCTTTACCTATGACGGTGGCACTCCTTACGCTGAGTCTGGTCCTTACGAGATCGGTAACGGGGACAACATCATGTCGGTGCGTCGGGTGATTCCTGATGAGCAAACGCTAGGCGAAGTTGTTGTTTCCTTCAAAACTCGTATGTACCCAATGGCGACGGAAACCACTTACGGACCGTATTCCGCAGCTCAACCCACAGATGTGCGTTTTGCTGCCAGACAGGTCAAGGTTAGATACACGGGCGATGTCTTAGACGATTGGCGCGTTGGCGTTAACCGATTTGATGTTGTCGCAATGGGTAAGCGGTGACTTAGAATTGAGTCAAGAATTAAGGGCGGGGAAAGTGCCTGTGTGTATCCGAGAGGATTACACCTTTTACTTGGAGTTCTTTCGGGGTAATTTGTGGTTTCACATCGACATCAAGAGATGGTCGTCTGAAGTCAAAAAGGGTTGCCAGAGGGACTTTGCTCTTTTAGAGGATTTAATTGGGAAGCCTATCGTCGCGCTGATACGCGAGGATGACATCAAACTTGCAAGATTTGCCAAGTCATTTGGCTGGTCTGAGAAATGTCAAATATCACTATTAGACGGATCGAAGGCTTTTATTTACACCAACATGGTGTGACAAGGGAGATGATATGGGTGGAGTAGTAAGCGAAATTGGTGACATCGGTCAAGGCATCATTAGTGGCGTTAATGAGGGCTTAACTGATCTTGATGATTCTTTACCTCAAGAAGCAAAGATCGCAGCAGCCATTTACTTAGCGAGTCAAGGTTTACCAGTCGGTGCTGAAGGCGCTACATTATCTGGTGCAAATGCAGCAGTCGCTGCCGATAACGCATACCTTGCTAGTCAGGCTGCGGGTGCTGGCGCAATAGCAACTCCAGTTACAACTGGTTCAGTATTAGCCACAGAACTCCCAGCGTTTGGCACTACGGCAACAACTACGGCAACAGGTTCTGCTGGAGCTTTACCTCCATTGTCTCCAGTCGTGCAAGGAACTCTTCCTTCGTGGGCTGGAACTAGCGTAGCACCAGTAACTGCTGAAGGCGCTGCTGCTGGCGGTCTAGGTTCTACGCAAACTAGCTTACTTGGTGGTGCTTTTGATTGGGCTACGGCTAGTCCAGCAAATGCACTACAAGCAGCAAGTTTAGGTTTAACGGCTGCAAAGGCTTTGGGTGGAAGTACACCAACATCAAGCACCGCAACGACTAGCATTGACCCAGATATCAAAGCTGCATTTTTACGCAACCTAGAGGAAGCCAGAGCAACGGCTGCTGGCTTAGGCACTAGAGAGTTTGCTCCTTATGCTGAGTACAACCTTGGCATGGTTCAGAAGTACATGAACCCTTACGAGCAGCAAGTCATCCAAGGAACTCTTGGAGACATAGAGCGTGCTCGTCAAGGTCAAATATCTGCTGAAGGTGCAAGAGCAACTGCTGCTAAAGCCTTTGGCGGTACACGCCAAGCAGTAACCAGATCGCTGGTTGATGAAGCAGCACTACGCAATGCAACTAATGCAGCAGCACAACTTCGTCAGACTGGCTTTGCACAGGCTCAGAACTTAGGTCTGTCGCAACAACAAATGATGCAGCAATACGAACAGCAAAGACTCGACGCAGCTCGCAACTTAGGTCTAGAGCGATTGAATGTGGCGCAAGGCGCACTAAGTCTACAACCAGCAAGGATCGGTGAAAGCACCACAACTCCTCTGTACCAAAACACTACGGCATCTGCTCTTGGCGGTGCTTTGGGTGGCGCTCAACTTGGTAAGTTAATCGGTGGAACGGCTAATCCTGAGTATGCTGGCTATGGCGCTGGCATTGGTGGTTTGCTCGGTCTCATGTAAGGAGTAAATGATGGCAACAATGCAAGACTTTAGTGGTTTACTCTTTGGTGGTGGTGGTACTGGACTTGAAAGCTATATCACGCCAGAACAACAACAAGCAATTCAGCAGCAGTCAATGTTGCAAGCTGCTTCTGCTTTGCTATCTGCTGGCGGTCCAAGTCGCACTCCTATCTCTATCGGTCAAGCCCTTGGCGGTGCTTTGCAAGCAGGTTCTCAGGGTTATCAACAAGCACAGACAGGCGCTATACAAAACCTGTTAACACGCCAGAAGTTACAAGAAGGCGCATTAGAACAAGCCAGAATGCAAGCCTATCTAAAAGCAATAGGTCAAGATACTGGCGCTCCAGCCGTTGCAGGTCAAGCGGGTGTGCCAACTACTGGTGCTGCACCAACTGCAATGCCTGTGGGTGCTCCAGCTCCTACTGCTGGCGGTGGAATGTTTGCGGGGCTTACGCCAGAGCAAAGAGCTTTGCTTCCATTGATGAAGCCAGCCGATGCTATTGGTAAGGCTTTTGAGATGGCTGGTCAGAAGGCTGGTCAGTTAAGCGAGGCTGACTTAACTCAACTTGGACTACCTCCAACGACTTTGGCTTACAAACTTCCTAGTGGTGAGACGAAGATTGTCTATCGTCCTGACTATCAATGGATTGAGACACCTGCTGGCGGTAAGCAGTTAATGGACATGAACAACCCGCTTGGCGTTGTACCTAAACCTGTACAAGACAGGGTAGTAGCAAGTGGAACAGTACCTAAGCCAACTGCTGGCGCTCCTGCTCCTACATATCGTGGTGGCATGTCTCCAGCATTGAAACCAGAGCAGATTATGACTGCGGTACAGGATTGGGACACTAAATATAAAACTCCAGTCGATAGCATTTTGTCTAGTTACAGCATCGTCAAGGATTTGGTGCAGACTGGTGAAGGCGGTATCTCTGACTATGGTGTGCTAATTAAGTCGCTCAAGGCGCTTGATCCGAACTCTGCTGTTATGCAGGGTGAGGCTAGTGCAGCAGCTCAGATGCAAGGCATGGCTGACCGTATGCAAGGATTTTTAGACAAGATCGCTGCTGGTGGTGTTGGTAGTGAGCAAGCAAGACTTGATCTTGCTAACTTGGCACGCTCTTCCGCAAAGGTGGCGATTGAGACATACAACCGACAGGCAGACCGCAAGGCTGCATTACTTGGTCAATATGTACCTAAATCAGTTCTTGACTCTACATTCCAGAAGTACCCAATACCAGAAGAGTTGACATCTAAAAAGTCATTTAAAGAAACCATGAAGGCTGGTACAGCACCTGCTGCTGCTGGGACTGTATTGACATTTGATCCTAAAACTAATACTTGGAGTTACAAGTAATGACAACCGTAAATGTTGAAGGGTACGGTCCAGTAGAACTACCAGATGGAATGACACGCGAACAAATGGCTGCTGCCATCGCTTTGCTTCCAAAACCTGAGACGCAACGCATTAGGCAATTCGCTCAGGGTGCGACTATGGGTACTGCTGACGAGGCAGAAGCCCTAGTCCAGTCTCAACTCAAAGGCACAAAGTACGAAGACGAGCTGTCTGCTATTCGCGGGAAACTCAAGTCGTATCAAAAAGCATATCCAGCCGAGTCCGCAGGTTACGAAGTAAGTGGTGCTATTGCACCTTCAATCGTTGCTGCACCATTTACTGGTGGTAGCTCTTTAGCTGTTGGCGCTGCACAGGCTTCTCCAGCATTAGGCAGATTGATGATGATGGGTGGTGCTCAAGGCGGTATTACTGGTGCAGCCAGCGCTGAAGGCGATCTAGTGTCTCGTGCTCAAGCTGGTGGTGTTGGAACTGTCGGAGGCGCTTTTATCGCTCCTGTGGCACAGCAATTCATCAAGGCTGGCGGTGCTTTGATCAATGGCGTGATCGACGCAACCCGTCGTCGTGTTGGTGATCGTGGCGCAAAGGTCGTGGAGACCGAGATCAATAGACTGGCTACCGAGTCAGGTCTTACTGCCGACGAGATTGTTGAAAGAATCTCTCGCGGTGAGATCATGGCAGAGAACGCAACCCTGCAAGACGCTGTGCGTGCTTTTGCGCGTGGCGGTGGCAAGGCATCAACTGTACTCAAAGAAGCATTGACTCGTCGTCCTCCAGCTCTTCGTGGTCAAGCCATGAATGAACTGCAAACAGGACTAGCTGTCGACTTAGACGAAAACATAATTAAATCATATCGCTTGGGTGAGAAAGAACTTGGCAAGTTAGAAAAACAACTTTACGAAGGCGCATTTGCAAAAGGTGGTGTCGTCAATAAGCCAATGCTAGACGCAGCCTCAGACGCAATAAAACGCGCTCCAGAGGCTGGTAAAGCAATCAATGATGCCTATCAGTCAAATACTGGTAAAAAGCCATTCTGGACGGTTACGCCAACTGGTGAAGTCAACTGGAGTCGCACGCCAACATTGGAAGACATGGAGATCATTCGTCGTGGCGTGTCGTCCGCAAAGAACGCTGCCTATACTGGTGGCTACGGTGAGGTAGGTAAAAACTTAGGCGCTGCTGAAGATGCACTTCGCACCCAGCTTGATACTTCGTCTTTGGCTCTAAAAACTGCACGCGAAACATTCGCTCAAAATCGTTTAGCGTCTGAGTCATTTGAGGCTGGGCGCAAGGTCTTTACAAAGAGCGCTGACGAAATTGCCTACGACTTCGAGAACTTAGCCAATAAGAACGAAGGCGCTGCCAAGGCTTTTAAGGCTGGAGTTATGGATGCCTTGCGCAAAAAGTCAACCCTTCCTGCAAGAAAAACCATGATGCAAGAAATTGCAGACCCAGCCACAAAAGAAGGTCAGATTCTGCGCACCATATTCCCAGAAGATGAAGTAGACAGAATGCTTGCAACCGTTGGTCGTGCGTCTCAGTCTCAAAAGGCTGCAACTGCAATTCTTGGTGGATCACCCACAGCACCAACTATTTTCAATCAGAACCGCATCGGCATGAACATCTCAACCGAAGAGGTTGCTGGTGCTTTGTCTGGGAACATTGGAAGTTATGTGTCCTTGGCGAGAAAAGCCTTGGCGAAGTCTTCACCTAACCTGACAGATGACCAGAGACTTAGGGTCGCGCAGGTCTTGATCTCTGAAGACCCTAAGTTTGTGATGAATGCACTTAACGATCAAGGTGGCATCAAGATGCTGCAAGACCGTGTGGCGCAGTTATTTGGCACAGCACAGCGCGTACTGCCTTCGGCTGCTGCAATAACTGCTGGAAGCTATGCACCCAATATCTCTGGTGGACTTTTAGGGAAATAAGACGATGGCACTACTAGACGAAGAAAATGCAGCATTCGGCTATTACCCACAAATGGGTGGTCGCAGAAGATTTAATGATCCGCAAGGCTCTGCTGATATTCCATTACAAACATTTATAGGTCGATTGGCTGGTTTGCTTGGACTGCCAGCAGATATAGCAAATGTTGTTAGAACACCAAATCCAATGGAAGTTTATGGTGATGTCAATTACGATCCAGCAACGCAATTACCTTATGACACTAGGTATTTCAATAAAGCATTGCCATTGCAGCCAAAATCAAAGGCTGGCGAATTAGCAAGGGAAGCTGGTTCTTTTGTTCCATTAAACCCAATGCCAGCAGTCAGGGGCGTGCAAAAGTTAGGCGGTCTGCTTGGTGAGGAGATAGCAACAAGAGTTGCTACTGGTCAATCAATATTACCTAGTTTGTCGGCTGAACCTCAATCTGCAATGTTTGCTGCTGCACCGACATCAGCACGACAAGGCGTTGGAAAGTCTAAAAACAGAGTTGGCACTACTGGTCAATATGTTGGTGCTCCACAAGGAATAGACAGCCCTCAAAAGCTCGCAGCAATGCGTGCAAATTACATGAAAGATGTAAATCAAGGTATTGCTGGACGAGACTGGTATGACGATGCAAGCAAGTGGATTTCAGAAGTAGCGCCAGAAAATAGAAGTCAGGCTATTGCAGATGCTATTGGCGTGTCTTCGCAAGGTACTGGCGTTGACTCTAATCTTGGATTTGCTGTTAAAGGTATCAATCAATTTGCTGCTGGATTGCCTGTTGAAACTGGAAGGTTTCCAAGCAATCAGTCTCCATTGATTCAAAATGCACTTGCTGGTATACAGCAACACCTTGGTCCAAAGAGACAGCCCTTTGCGTCTAATTTAAGTGTTGAGTGGAATCCATCTATGGCTCAATATCCAGTACACGATATTTGGCAGGGCAGAGCATTTGGATACAAGACACCAGAAGGAAAGCCTTGGGATGCTGGATTTAGCCCACAGCAGCACGCATTTATGGATCAACAAATGGTTGCCATACAGGATCAATTAAACAACGCAAAGGCTGGTGGGTTTACAGATTGGAATCCACTTAACACGCAAGCAGCAGCATGGACTGGTGCAAAAATTCGCTCTGGCGATTTACTTCCATCTGATGCTGCAATGCACTATGGTGATTTTTCTCCGAAGTATCAGGCTATGGCTACGCATGAGCAAGCTACTGGTGCTGGAATTGGTCAAATTGAAAATTTATTGTCTATGCCTTACGAGGAAAGACTTGCATTCCAAAATGCAGTACCTTGGACAGACGCAAGAGGCAGGGACATGATTTATGGCTCTGGCGGTTTACTTGTTGAACCATCAACAAAAGCAGTCGGTGCTTACACGCCAAAGGCTACTGGTCTTCTTGAGGTAAATCCAGCAGAAGTCGCAAGACCTTTAGTACAGCAATCTGGTGGTGCAATTATTCCAAGTGACGCACAAATGCTAAACATTGGAGAATCATCACGCGCTTACATTGATGCGCAAAATGCTGGTGCATGGCACAAAATAATTCCAGATACACAAACTAGTGCTGCCGAAAGAAACAGTATAAATATTCCATTGGACAAGAGTCCTACTCCAGAACAGATGTCTAAACTAAGTGAGTTGGCAACGCAAAATGGTATGTTTGCTGTCGATACTGGTAAAGGCGTTAACCTAATCAATGACCCATATTCAAATATAGGTAAGTCAAGAACTGGTATTACTTTATCAAAAGAAATAAAAGGTAATTTAGGAACAACATTAAAAGATGTAATTGGAGATACTGGTCAAAGAGTAAAAATAGAAACAGGTTACCAAGACTATGAAAGTCTTTGGAAAGATGTAGGAAAAGGCAAAGCTACAAAACAGTTCCTAGATACTCTAAAAACAAACGAGCAATTTGCGCAAAGCATTGAACCAGCATTACAACAAAAAGCGCTTGCTAATATGCAGCGCGATGCAGAGTTTGCAAAACGAACTGGCGGTAAAGTAAGAGACGATATACAAAAAGCCAGAGAAATATTTGCAGCAAAAGGAATTGCTGGTCTTACTGCTGCTCTGGCTTCTGGAGTTGTTCTGGCTGAACCTGCTCGCGCAGTTCTTGATCCTTCGCAATTACAGTAGATCGGTGATTGGCTGAAGGGAATGACTTAACCCCAGCCATTCTTCTCATTTGAGCAGCTTCTTCTGCCTCGGTAAGGTTTACCGCAATGATCTCGGTAAAACCGTTAGGGTGTGTGATGTATTCGTATGGCATTATTTTCCCCTTAAACCTTAACCACGACTTCTCTGTGCAATAAGCTCCAGCACACTAGGATCATTTTCCTGACCCTTTGCTGGTGAGTACAGCGCTCGGTATCTTTCCTCTGCTTGCGGTCTTGGCTCACACAAGTAGTAAACCGCCAAGGACTTGCGTGCAAAGTCTTCTGGGCATTGAACAGGTCGTGAGAGTCCATGTAATGAGTTAGTTGTGTCAAACAGCACAGCACGATTGAATTTAGGCATCACCTCTTTTACGAGGTCAGAAGGATCGCTCCACATCCCTAAGTGACCGCCAAAGTCTTTGTGCCAGTCTGGTGTCAGATACACGATTAGATTTAACCGTCTCTCAAGAAGGAGCTTGGGGTGTATTGAGTAGTCGAGATGCGGGTTGAGCTTTCCCCCAGAGATGTGCCTGTGCATACCAGCGCCATGCAGACCAGCGTCAGCGTAGAGCGTGCAGCCAGTCAGGTGCTCAATTTGCTGCACAAAGTCTGGCGAGACAAGGTGCTGCATTGCTTTGTAGATGCTGGCTGGGAAAGCACCCCAATAATTCATCGTTGACTTGTGTTCTAGTGCGTTGTTGTAATGCACCCAGAAGTCTTGTACCTTGTCAAAGTCTTGAGATATTTGTAAAGCGAGTTGCGTTGGAAAGAATTCATCAATAACTAAGTGCTTGAATGGGTGCTTGGACTGCCAAGCGAATGTGTGTGTCTTCATATCTCACCAAAGAATGCTGCCGTCAACGGGTCGCGCTTGACCTTACGCTTGAGCTGTCTCTGACGAGCAAGACGAAACTCTTTCTCGTCAATGCTCTCGCGCTCTCTGCACTTCTTAATTCTGGCTCTATTGCTCACAGGCTCAGGCTTGTCTGCATCGACTCCAATGCCGTACCTCCAGACAGCTATCCAGCCGTTTGC